TATAATTCAAAGGCAACACCATCTTTCAATCCTATAAATTGATGATAGACACCAGGTTTAACTTGTGTAAATTCGCCAGGATTTAAAATTGTTTCATCAACTAAATCATAGTCTTTCTGCCATACTCGAACCATCATTTTACCTGACTCTACATAAAAACCATTCCATTTAAATTTATGTTTATGTTTAGAACAAGCAACGTTTTTTTTAAATTCTATTCTATGAAACTCTAATACTCCGTTGGCGTGTATCAGTTCAGTTTGTCCCCATATTTTACCAGCTTTCATCTGTTTCTCCTTAACCATTCTGGACTTACGCCAGATTCTTTTCTGTTTCCTTTAGTGTGATCGTAAACAGTTCCTAATATAGAACGTGCTTGTACGTGTGCTTTAGCTTGATCTCCTATGTTATAATTTTGTACATCAAAATTTACTTCAAATCTTTTTCTAACAACATCAAAGATATAACTATCGTGTTGTTCTATTTCATTGTATATCAAATCTCTATCGTACATCTCTTTCATCGCCAAAGCAAAATCTTTTATCTTAGGGTGTTTCATATTAAAATATAAAAACCCACATTCACTATATTGATTACCTCTACCTAAGTATGTAATCATACAATCCTCAGAATATATATGCTCTTTAATCCAGTCTTCGTCTATAGGTTTATAAAAGACACTATCGGCATCTATCCATATAACACCGTCAGCATCATTATTTAATATAGCGTGAGTATATGAATATACTTTATAACAAAATCTAACACCATCAAATAAAAAGTTTCTATATTTTCTATCTTTATTTCTTTCAACAAATTCTTTACATTCAGGTACTAAATCAAATAAGTTTTCATCTTCATTGTATATTCTTTTTTCAAATGACCAACAATATGTTTTATCAAATCTATGAGCATACCTATCGTATAACTTTTTATTATATGATGTTATCAATAATGTTTTCATATACTTACCTTAAACATCTTTCTCCATATAGCAAAGTTCATTGTAATAAACAATTCTTTTTGTGAACGTACACCTACACCTTTTACTTCATTTACATAATCTTTATTATTTAAATATCTATTTTCTACATCATTATTATTAAATTCAAATAGTTCTTGTAGTTCTTTGTCATCTAATATTGTTCTAACATAATCTTTTAATAAACTTCTATCTGGTGCTGGTTTACTTCTTGTGCCTACTAGTATTTCATCTGTAGGAAATCTCCAACCAGTTTTGTTTCTATCTAATATGTAATCTGGTAAATGATTTCTGTATGCGTCTTTAAATAGTTTTTTATTATTATAAGTAGGTTTAGTTTTAAAATCATTATCAACTTTTAAGTGACTAGGTATACTTCTTACATAATCTCTAAACACTTTAACTAACATAGGAAATCTGCCTTCCATACTAAAGTTCATACCTAACTTATCATTACGTATTAAAAAATCTTCACATAAAGTATTTAAACATTCAACATAAAGAAAATCATTTAACTCATCACCTTGTAAACCACCTTTAGGTAACCATTCGTTTAGGTAATCTTCTTGGTCATCTACAGTACAACAGTGTTTAGGATTTCTCAAAGGATTATTATTTTGTCCTAAATCTTTTAACTTTGCTTTCCAATTAGGTCTTAAATGATGTTTATAACCTACAAGTAATTCATCACCACCATCACCTGATAGTGTTACAGTAATATTATTTTCTGACATAAACTTATTTGTGTTAAAGTATGTAGGAAAACTTTTGCCTTGTCTTGGTTCTTCTAAAGCATAAAAAGTTTGTTCCATACTATTAATATAATCTAATTGTGATTGTTCTACTGATTTATTATCTACATTTAAATCTTTACATAACTGTATTGCTAAATCAGCGTCTTCATTTAATCTACTATTAGGATCAACAAGTTCAAACTTAGATGTAAATGTATTTGGTTTAACACCTAATCGTGTCATTTCATATAAGATAGATGTACTATCAATACCACCACTTAAAAACAAACCAATCTTTCTTCTACCCATTAAAGACATTTCAACTGCCTTTTGTAAACGACTTCTTAATTCATCTTGTATAACTCTTTTGTTTGTTTCTGTTATTAAAGGTATTGACTTATTATTTAAATTAATTGTCTTTTCTTTATTTGTTTTGACATTGATTATTCTAACTTCACCTGGTAAAAACTTTTTAATACCTTTAAACATTGTTAGATAGCCTGTGTTTAAACCTTGTCTATAGTAATGTTTAAATGCGTGTTCACATATTTGTCTTTCAAATCCTATTTCTAATAATGATTTGATTTCAGATGAAAAATGAAAAATGTTATTGTGTATGCCATAGTAAATAGGTTTAGTACCATTACTATCTCTAGCAATTATTAAATCTTTTGTATCTTTATTATAACAAGCAAAGGCAAACATACCATCTAGCTTGTCTATAAAATCTATACCATACTTCTCTAAACCAACTGCTAATACTTCGGTATCTGTATCAGTTCTAAAGTCATAATTTAATTCTGATTGTAGTTCTTTGTAATTATAGATTTCGCCGTTGTAAACAATAACTAGATTGTTATGTATCCAAGGTTGTTGTGAATTTGTTTCTGTATCTACGATAGATAATAGATTGTGTCCAAGTGTAATATCATCATCAAACCATTTACCATTACCATCAGGTCCTCGATGATGAGCAGCGTCAATCATCTTCTCTATGTAAAAAACTCTTTTACCTAAAATTCCGTGTATGGCACACATTATATACCTCTAACCATTTCTTTGATATGACATCAACACTATAGTTTTCTCTCACATATTTTTGACCAAGTGTAATCTTTTCTTTTACTTGAACAGGATTATTTATCGCCCATTTAAATCCTTCTTCTATATCACCACACCACATAAAGTCTTTTAACTTTAACCAACTTTTTGTTGTAGCATTTGTAATAACAAAACGACCTTGACGAATAGCATCCACTGGTCTATTATTACCTTTATACTTTGATATTTCAAAATCATTATTAACTGGCAGTAATACTATATCTGATTGTCTTACTAAATCACCTTGTGTTTGAAAATTCCATTTTATTAATTTACTTGTATCAAATGTGTAATGTTTACTTTGATTTGTAATTATCTTTAAACTTGTATCTTTAAATTTATATTTGTTTAAATCTAATTGTTCATAGTTACCCCAACTGCCATAATAAATCATTTCAATTTGATTATTAAATAAAAACTTAACTGGCTCCTCATCTCTTTCTGTAGGATCAGGTATAACAAATATTGGTTTATCTACTTTTGTTTGTATGTATTCTTTTAACTCATCACACGTAGTAGTAATGGCTAAAGCAAATTGATTTGTATGTCTCCATAAAGATAACAGCTTTGCTTGAGCACCAGGATCGTCTGTAGGTAAATATTTGTTATCGCAAATATCGTGTATAAAAGATATATTTAATTTTCTTAATTTATTGACGTGTTCTTTTTCGTGTATTCTACCTAATACAACAATGTCGTCTTCCGTTACATCTTCTAAATCTGTAATTACTTGACCTGTGTTTATTAATTTTGCTCTGGAACGATATGAATATGGTTCACTGGCTGAACCTCTATCTGGTGATAAAAATTTTAACATACATTTAATACAGCTTCGATCATTTTAAAAAAGCCTTGTTCTCTTTCTTTAGATGACATATTAGTTGTATCAACATCACTATCTAAATGATCGGCAATTGTACAGACTGATAATGCTTGTTTGTTAAATCTATGTGCTAGATTATATAAAATATGTGTTTCCATTTCTACAGCAAGTGTGCCTTGTTTTTGATGTTCTTTCCACCAATTCTCGTTTGGATTATAAAAGTAATCACTTGACACAATAGGACCAACGTGTGTATCTGGTTTCTCTTTTACAAATTTTTCTAATAAAGAATACGTAACACTAGGACTTAATTGATACGAGTCAATAAAGTTTCTTGTCATATTACTATCTGTACTTGCTGTTGTGGCAGCTACAACATCACCTACTTTTACATTCTTTGATACACCACCAGCACTACCAACTCTTATAATTGTTTTAACATCATAAACATTATATAATTCGTGTATGTAAATACCATTTGATGGCATACCCATACCACCAGCTTGTACTGATACTCGTTTGCCATTATATGAACCTGTATAACCTAAACAGTTTCTAACATCATTTACTAAAAAATGTGGTGATAAAAAAGTTTCAGCAATCCATTTAGCTCTTAAAGGATCGCCTGGCAATAATACTACATCAGCATATTCGCCTTTATTTGCTCTGTTGTGTGGTGTCATATAGTTCCTTCCAATTCTGTATTCGTTTACCAGTCCATTCTCTATTGTATGGATGATCCATAACGTAAGTATCTAAACCTATTTCTAAACCTTGTTGAGCATAATCTAATCTATCTTCTACCCATATATAATTACTATCTTTATATCTTTCTGCTAATAAATCTTTTTTTGGTTGTGTAAAATGGCCAGCACAATAAATGTAATCAAATATATCACCAAACAGTCTAATCAAATTCATCTTTCTTAAACGATTAGCATACTTGTCTGGTCCTATCATTGATATAACTTCTATACTCCAACCTTCTCTATGAAATCTTGTAACGTATTCAACAGCGTCTTTATACGCTGGCAAATAACCTAATACACCTGTGTTGTTAAATTCTATTACTTTTTCGTATGATTCATCATTTGATATACCAAATCTTTTTGCCATATTAAAGTATTTGTCTGTATCTGGCAATTTAATATAACCTTGATCTGCCATCCATACTTCAAAGGCATAACCCCAATCTAATAAAACGCCATCACAATCAAGTATTAATTTTTTCATTCATCAACTTTCTTATTTCAGACCAAGTTCCCAAATCAACATAATCTAAAACTTCTATTCCTTTTGAACCAAAGATAGGAGTATTTGTTATTTCATCATCTAATCTTTTTAAATTAAGTGTTGACTTTTCCATAAAGTTCATACACACGTCAAACGTTCTTTTTCTAAAAGCAAACGCACACCAAAAAGCATTATATCTATCTAAATTTTCTTGTGGCTTATCTTCATAATCTATTACGTTACCCTCATCATTTACAAATAACGCACCTTTTGTTTTTAACATATCTTTATTATTTTCTTTTTTATAAAGAAATGTAAAACCAGTTTCTAACAAACTATTATCAACAAGTGTGAATAAGTCTTTACCTGGTCTTAATTTCATTATGGTGTCTGGCAATAAAACTACATTATGTTCACCAAATAAACTTCTAGCACTTTTAATAGCACCAGTGTATTCATACTCATTAGGATTTTGAAATGTAAATGATATGTTAAATTTATCCTTATACTTTGATAGATAGTTTACTAATTCTAATTTATGTTCATTGATGACTACAACAAACTCTACATCTTTTCTGCCATAGTCTATAAAGAAATCAAAACAATTATCTATTAATACTTTTCTTTCTTCATACTTCATTATCTCTTTAGGATAAGGAAGATTTAATCGTGTGCCTTTGCCGGCTGCTGGTAATATTACTGTTAATTTACTCATTATAACCTAATCTTTCAAAATCTGTCTTGTAATACTTATACACTATTTTTTTCTGTTCATCTGTCAATGATATTGTTCTTTTTTGTGGTTTACTATGTTTTTCATTAATATCGTAACCTAAATCATTTAAATAAGTCCATATCGTACCTTCTTCTAATTTAAATATCTTTGTCTTCTTAAAATCTATCCATTCACATTGTCGTCTTAATATGCCATAGTCTGAAAAGAAATGAGCATTATCATTTTTTAAATAGTTTAATATTGTTTGTAACGATAAATTCTGACCTCTATACATTTGATGATGACAAGCACTTAAAAATCTTTCATAAGGATTTCTTACTTGTACAATAAAATTATCAAAGTCTTCAGCAATATCACAACCAGAGTGTGTGCCATATTTAATATTCCATTTATACTTAGGTAATTTTCTTATTTGATTTAATACACTTGTACCACCACATTTAGGTATATGAATAAATGCTAAATGTTCTTTTGTTAAGTATATCATCTTTTATACTGATTTAATAACTGTAGTTTTTGTTCTACAGTAAATTTCTTTGATGTGCCAGCAGTTATCCAACAAATATTATCTCTATAGGATTGTCTAGGTGTTTTAAATTGTTGTTCAGTAACAATTTGTTTGTGTGTTAAGTTTTGTTCTTGCCATAAATTCATTGGGTGGTCATCATCTGGCGGATCATCAAACATCACTTTTGCTTGTTCAACTACTTTCTTAGCACCTTCAGGTGTAAATACAGCAGCTGATACACCGCCTATTCTATTACCTTTATCTCTAGCAATTCTTAAATGTTCAACGCCATCGTTGTCATCATTAAAGTTTTGTGTGGCAACAGGCAAACAATTAATTTGTGTTTCTAATATTAAATCATTTTCTTCATAAGGTAAGTTATACCATCTTAGTAAATAGAAGTGTCTTCGTTCAGGATTTTCTGGTAAGTGTGCTTCTTTCCATTCTATATTATTATCTTCACATTTCTTAATTACTGACTGTGTAGGATTATAAATGGCAATCATCTTTCTCATTGTCGGATAATATTTCTGGCATTGTGATTGCCATAAATCAAAGTAATAATTAAAGTAATTAGGATCAGCGGCACAGTATAAAATCATTTAGGTATCTCCGTATGAGCAATATGTTGTAAACTATGTATCTTTCTTTTATCTTCCATTGAATTAAAATAATAACCCTCTATCTTATCATAACCATTTTCTTTTGCCCACATCACACGTTTATTACCAATATGTACATAGTAACCTGGTATTAAGTTACCGTCTTTATCTTTGTGATGAGGATTTTTAGGTAGTATTCTATCTTTGACCCATTGTTGCCTATGATCGGTAACAGCTATCGGCCAAATCATTCCGTGCTTTTCAAAACTTTCATCATAACCAAATTCGTTTGATCTATTTTTGAGCCACGTATCGTTAGGAATTGTTCGTAAAGATTTTACATCAAAATATTGTGTAGTAAAATCAGGAAGACTTTTTTGTGCTTTTAATATTTTCATAACCAACTTTTTGTATAAAATAACTATCAGCAATATCTGAAATAGGATTACCTACTTTATCTGTATCAAATATTTTCTTCAAGTCAATTTTTGTTTCTTTTAAAAATGCCTCATACATCATATCTTTATCGGCATTACCTTTACCAGTCGCACCTTTTTTTACTACACTTGGTACAACTGTATCATATGATAAATTTAATTGTTGTAATCTGTACTTTAGAATACCACAGTTTTCTGCTATTTGAAATATAGCTTGACCTTTTGAACCAAAAGAATAACCTTCAATAAAAACTTTTAAGTTTTTTAAATCGTAAGTTAATCTGTTAAATGTATTGATTGCCCAATCTGATATTTGACTAAATCTTTTTATGGGTGTGTCGTATTCTTGGTGTTCATAACCAATAATGTTTTTTGCCATTTGACCAATGTACTTTTTTTTATTTGTCAAATAATAAAACATATACTCACTTTCATTATTAATACAGATAGCAGGACTTGTTAAACTATAATCAATTCCAACTATCGTCTTCGGTTTCGTTTGTCCAGACTTCTGGTTCATCTTCTAATTGTTCCTCTACTTCGTATCCACAGAAAGGACAAGTTAACGGCTCTAAGTCTTGCTCGTTAATGTCCCACTGTATAGTATATTTAGTTTCACAACTAGAACAGGTTTTTTGTCTTTTCTCTAACATTATAGTTTAAACTTCTTAAATTGATCCTTCTTAACGTCTTGTTTAACACCACCAATTACATAACTTTCAATTTCTGTTTCTTGTGGTGCGTTTTGTAATGAACGACTATTTAGCCAATGGTCAACCCAAGGTAATGGATTAGTCTTTTGTTCATATCTTGGCTCTAAACCAATAGCTTTCATTCTTCTATTTGCCATATATTCAACAAATTGATGTAATAGTTTTTCTGATAAACCTATCATTGAACCTTTACTAAACAAATATGTTGCCCAACGTTTTTCTTCTTGTAAGGCTTCATCATACATTGTATAAACTTCTTTTTCACAATCTTTCATTACTTTTAACATCTCTTTATCACCTTCTCTTTCACGCCAATTATTAATAATTGTTTGTGACATCGCCAAGTGTTGACTTTCATCTCTGGCAATAAAAGATATTATCTTTGCTGAGCCTTCTAATAATTTTAATTCACCAAAAGCAAATGAACAAGCAAATGAAACATAGAAACGTAAACCTTCTAAGATGTTTACAGTAACCATTGTTCGATAGAGTTTCTTTTTCAACTCATACATATCT